AAAAGAACATGGAAAGGAATATCTGCAAAAGAGGACATTACCACGGACGACGTGAAGGAGAGCATAATCGAACATATTAAGAAATTCACAAAATATGCTCGACCCTTACCTCTACATACTGAGACGCAATTCACCAGTCTCGCTTCATGCATGGAACGATCTAGAGCCAAAGGAGGATTGTATACTTATATACACGATCAGCGTGACATCTTTATGAAACACGATGCTGCTAATCCGCCTAAGGAGAAACCTAGTATTTTCAAAAGTTTCTTCGATCGCTTACCGAATGCAAGAGTGCAAAATACGGTGGTAAACGCTTTAGCACGTTTACTCAATGACCCGCGTATGGCACCTATAAAAGAGCGAATAACTGTGATGCCCTGGGGGCAAACAGTTAGTAGAGTGTTTGATAATTGTAAGGAACAGCCTTCAATAGCTAGACTGTCTTGCATTCCACAAAAGGGTGGTCGTTTCCGTGTAGCGAGTATCCACGAGGGAGCTCAGACTGCTCTGATTGCTCCGGCATGTACTCAAATTACAGATATGCTTAAGAGATATGGACCGTGTAGGGATCAATTCAACAATGATCATATTGGGATCTTCAAGCGTGCAAAGTGCAGATACGACAAAACATCGAATCTCCGATTCTACAGCACGGACTTGTCACAGGCGAGTGATCTCATGAACAAGGACGCCCTTGAAGTCATTGTTTCTACATTAGCAGAACAGCTAAAATGGCCAAAATCTACGCTAGAAGGAGTTATGAGATCAATTTCTCCGACTATTATCCAAGATGAGGATGGAAAATTACTGGGTACTACAAATAGAGGTTCACTACTTGGATCTCCACTAAGTTTCGCTTTAATGACTTTATTGCATGCTTGGTGTCTAAAAGCTCTTCCGAAAGCACTCAGAAAAGCAGTCCTACTCTACGGAGATGACGCAGTCCTCTATTGTTCTGAGAGGGACTGGGAGAAATACCAACGCCGGCTTGAGTCGGTCGGCTTCAAAATAAACTTGAAGAAGACTCATATAAGCAAAGATGGATTTACATTCTGCGGATTCATCTACCGGATTAAACGAGGAAGACTTACAGCAATAAAATTATCAAAGATAACATCCGTTAAAACAAAATGGATAGAGAAGTTGGACTTATTTACCGAAGCTGCAGAGGACTTATCAGGCTGGCAGAAGAAAAGATATATCAACATGTTTAAAAAGGAACAAGCTAACATTCTGAATGCGTTCGTAAGACACGACATTCCTCTACATGCACCAAGAGAACTAGGTGGAGTAGGGCTCCCGAAATACAAGGGAGGACTTAGCTATTATGAAAGGTTGATAGCATCGATTCTAATGACGCGAAACTCACAAGAGAGAATGAACGAGATCGTAGGTTCATTATCAAAACCGTGGGCAGTCTCGCATCTTCCGACAGCAGCGCGACAAGTAGCAGAAGGGGTAATGGAAACAATGAGGAACACCGAGTTCGGTGAGGGTATAATGCCTTATAGAGATGCACTACAAGCTCTGTTAGGACAAAGGTTACATACCTGGTTTATACAGGAGAGAAGGGATATTAAGAATATCACTCACTTCACCTCCCCGCAACAACTGGCTAGAAAATTAGACTCAGTTAGGGACGAGTTGTTACGCAAGTATGCCCACAAATTCCAAGATCGTTTTATGACTAGGAGCGTGTCAAAGATCCGCACGTTCTTAAGCGAAAGGAAAGGATTTACTATATCAAATGATAGTTTACGAGCCCTAGAAATAGGGTCGCAATCGCTTTACGCAACCACGAGTGGTATTGTAAGGCGTTCACCGTTATCTAAATGGGTGAACAAGCTGAGTCAAGTTCAGACTCAGGCATCAAGAGGAGTAGTTATAAA